GTTTGCAAGGTTCTCGGTAATAGTTTGAATTTCAGATTCAAGATCTCTGATTTGTCTCTGACATCCAGCGATCTTAGTATTGTTTTGAGAAATGCCATGCGTTAGTTTAGTAATCTCCTTCGTTAATGCTATAAATTGACGCTCTCGTTCTTCCTCTTCTTTAATTGCCTGCTCCAGTTCTTGGTAGCCAGATTGCAACTCTTTTGCTTTATTTTGAGCGTCTATAATTCTATTTAACCGAAACTCTTCCTCAATTGTTTGAGTGCAGGTAGGGCAGACCGTATTCTCTGTGAAAAACTTATGTTCTGCAGTAATTGTTGATACCTTTTGCGAAATCTTTCCTTTGAGACTTCCCAACTTACGAAGTTTGTCTGTTGCTCCAACATACCCTTCTAGTTGTTTTTCTAATAATTGACATTTATTAGAAATCTCGATATTTTCATTCATATAATTGCCAACTTCAATATCTAACTTGGCAATCTTTTCCTTATTGACATTAATATTTGCATTTCCACGATTCTCCAACTCTTCAATAAAGTTTTGCTGCATCTCAACTTTATCTTTCAAGTTTTCTTTCTTCAACTCCAGAGTTTTAATTTCTTCTTTGAGTTGACGAATCTTTTCTTTAATTACAATATTCATTGATGAAAAGATCTTAATATCCAAAAGATCTTCAATCACTTCTCTGCGATTTGCAGCTGACAGTTGCATGAACGGCACAAAAGTACTTGAACCCAAAATTACAATTTGAGTAAAAGACTTATAGTTCATTTTAAGAACATTCTGTTCCAACCATCTTTGTTGATCTGATGTAGCAGATGACTGATCCAACAAAGAATCGTTTCTATAAATTTCAAAAAGATTTGGTTTAATTCCCCGAACAACTTTCCAATTTGTTGTTCCAATAGAAAAGCATACTTCAACTAAACAATCTTTTTCATTTACGCTGTTGATTAGTTGTGGTTTATTAATTTTGCGAAAAGGTTTTCCAAACAAAGAAAAAGTAAGTGCATCCAACACAGTACTTTTTCCAGCACCATTTGATCCAACAATCAATGTTGTGTTGTGTTTTTGAAAATTAATTTCTGTAAATTGATTGCCGGTAGAAAGAAAATTTTTCCAGCGAATCTTTTCAAATAAAATCATGGTGTGGTGGTGGAACTACAATGTCGTCTTGTGTGATTAAAGTATATCTACAATCTTGTATTTCGCAAGTTTTAAGGATCAAATCATCATCTACTTCTATAACATGCATTTCTGGAAATCCTTGTTCCTCAAGCATCATCGCAAATCTACATGCATCGTCTTCTTCTTCGAACAAATAGAGAATAGAATCTCCATCATCATCTACAACCGAATATGCTCCTTTGTGTTCTTTTCCTTCTATGGTAATAATAAACATTAAACCAACTCGCAGGCTTCTTGATAGATTTCTTGAAGAAGTTTTTGAACAGTTGATTTGTTTAAATCTACTTCTGCTTCTTCAACATATCTATTTAAGATAGAAAGAGTATCTTCAGATTCAAAATCTGTTAAATCTTCTTTTCCATACCAACCAGTAAAGTCAAAGTTTTCAACTACTTTCAATTCCGAAACATTTGCAGAATAAAGTTTGTCGATAAATTTTTCAAACTTTTTAATGTCTGATTTTTTTCTTACGATAACCTTGACAATTTTATTTTCATACTCTCTTGTATCGAATGTTTGATATGGAGTATCCTCATAGTAGATGTTATAAAACATTCTATATGGATTATTGATAGGAGTCAACTCCAAAGTATCAGTATCAAAAATGTGGAACCCACGAGGATCGTTTACATCATTCCAATATAATTCATATGGATTTCCTAAGTAGAAGATTCTCCCATCAGTCGATCGAGTGTGATAGTGGCCCGAGAAGACATGGGTGAACTTCTCAAATAACTTGCTTTCAAGACCATGCTCCATGACGATTTGGTTATTAACTCTAAATCCTTGGAGTTCAAGGTGCCCCATCGCACACGAGCAAGTTGTATTTTGAATACGTTTGAGAGTAATTTCTTCATTTTCTGGATTAATCCAAGGTATAAACAAAAGTTTTAGTTTATCCAATTCAACTTCTGTTGCTTCAGAATAAACTTTTACATTGTCATATTCTCTTAAGAGAAGATCGACAGAATTAAGATTGTTTGTATTTTTGTAATAAGTTGTATGATTACCAACAATCGTGTGAACCGTACATCCAAGATCCTTAAGGCGATCGTAGTAATTATTTTTAGCCCATGCAAGAGCAGAAAAATCAATACCTTTACGACTATCAAAGGTATCGCCCATATCTACAACTGTGGTAATACCTTCCTGCTCTAAAGTTGGGAAAAATATATTGTTATAGAACTCCAGAAAAAAGTCATGGAAAAGTTTAGAGTTTTTCCTTGCTCCAAAATGCTGGTCCGTAATGATTGCGACTTTCATTCAGTATCTAAGTTTAGAATACACGGCATCCTTAATAGAATTATAGTCGGAATAGTTTGATCCGTCAACACCACCGTCTTCAAAAACTTCATCAAATCCACTACTTTCCAGAATTTTATTTTTAATTTCAAGTTGCTTCTTTTCCTTTTGAATTCTCCTCAGAAAAGCGTAGTGAATGATCTGAGTAAAGTAAGCAAAGGGATTTTGGGATTTTTGTGGATCAAAATTATGAATGTATTGTACACAATTTTCAATACCATCACAAATCATGTCATCCTTGAACATGTAGTTGACAAAGTTTGGTTTAAACGATAGGTGTGTTGCAATTTTAAGAAAACATTCTCCAATATAATTTGGAATAGGAGGTTTTGGTTTTCCTTGAATCAGTGCAATTTCTTTATCTTCACGATACTTAATTAGAGCTGCAAGAAACTCCTTATTATTAACGTAATGTTCTGACCTTTTTCTTTTGGTCATAATTGCTGTAGTTATCATTAGGGTAACTCATAATATGTATGAATTATAGCATTTTTACAAATGCTTGACAAGTAACAGAAATATGTGTAGAATACCTTTGTCCGGGTTAAAGATGAGGCTTAGCTATCTTTAAATAACTTCTCTAAGATCTCTTTAGCATCATTGATGTTAGAAATATAACCCATGTTTCTGTTGAGTTTTGTTTGCTTTGTCTTTACCTTTTCAGATTGTCTGATGTAGGACTGGTAGAGAGTGATCATTTCAATATCAGAAGATTCACTCATTGTAAGAATGTCATCCATGTTCAGAATGAACATGTCTTCAGTGGTTGTTTTTAGCCATGGTTCTAGTTTGTATCCCATGATTCCCATTCTTCCTTTGATTTCAGAAACAAGAATTGGATTGGATACTAAAAGAAATGTTCTATCTTCCTCTTCGGTAGCTGCTACCTTAGCGAAGATTTCTTCTCCTGTTTTTAATTTGAGTGTTGCATAAAAATCGTCTTCTATCATACCTTTAATTTAATTGTGATTATGTCATAGTTAAAATTTTCTTCATTGTAGATTTTTACTCTTTCAATAAAATGATTTAAAGTATAGTTCTTTCTTGATTTATATGTACAATCGTCAGAGATGTCGTAGAGTATTGCTTCAGATTTATTTTTTCCTTTTCTAAGTACTCTTCCAATCGATTGTAAATTTCTAATTCTCGACTTACTGGGTGAAGCGAAGATAACATTGTGGAGTCTTTTAATATTAATACCAGTAGAAAAAGTTCCATAAGAGGCAACGATAATAGCGTTGTTTTCCCTTTCAGTAATTTCTCGAACTAACTCTCTTTCTTCAGTATCAACTCCACCATGTACAAAAAATACCTTGCGGTCATCACGCTTGTCATTATTTATCTTTTCATAGAGTACTGCTCCATGGGCTTCAACTCTTGCAAAAAGAACAAGTGTGTTTCCTTTCAGATCTAGTGCAAGGTTTTTAATAAATTTATTTCTTTGTTCGTGTGATATCAAATACTGAATTTCATCCTCATAGGTTTCAAATTTTTGTGGAGGATGTTTTAATACCAAGCAACGAATATTGAGTTGAGAAAGATGTCCTTGTCGCATCAACTCTTCAGTTTTAGTTACTTTATATGATGGACCAAATAATCCTTCCAAAACCCACTTGTGAGTTTGAGTTCCATCCAATGTTCCAGTAAAACCAAAACGGTATTTTGCATGGTGCAATTTTGTCATTATAGATATTAATGACTTACTCTTAAAGAGATGAGCTTCATCTCCGATGATTACATTGTAATCTTCAAAGAACGATCGATCCAATTTATAAATTGATTGCCAAGTAGTAATTGTAATTGGGTATTCGTTAGTTTTTTCTTTTCCTGCGTAGATTTGATGACAACATGACTCAACATCCATCCCATAATCATGAAAGTCCCCGTATAGTTGACTTACAAGACTGGTCGTTGGAACGACTACAAGAATTTTTTCGTTCCTATCCATATAATAGCGCACGAGGGCGTAAATCATCAGCGATTTACCTGACGCAGTGGGACTTATCAGCAACTTTCGATTATGTCGTAGGGCATCATATACTCCCTCAATTTGATAATCCCGAGGGGTGTGAGAACAAATAGAATTCATATAATCCTTTACGCCTTCGTATGATATCAATTCGTTGACTTCGAAGGGTAATCCATAAAATTTATTATCTTCGAAACGATAAGTGTATCCGTATTGCTCACAGAAAGATACAATCTTATCTAAAAGACCCACATAGATTTGTTTGGATCTTATATCAAACAGATGAATTTCCCCATTCCAATTTCTACCACGATACTGTGGCATGAACTTTGCATTTGGAACTTCAAATTTAAAGTGATCCCTTAATTCATACTCAATATGAGGATCAGTATTAACTTTGAGGAATACTTCGTTAGACTTAGATATGACAAGATCTGTAGTTCTCACATAAATTCATTCATCTAGGAATATTTATTCCGTAAATGTTGAGGTATCCAAAGCTACATTTCCAGAAATAGAAATTCTTTCATCATTGCAATTTCTAAATGGATATACTAAATGTGATAATCTTGCTGGAAAAAATAAAATAGTTCCTTCACTATCTTTATTCAAAAAATAATCATGATGTTCCATCTGCCCCAAATTATTTGAATATACAAAAGAAAAATTTGATAATGCTGAATCGTATTGATTATATTTTGTTTTGAACATACTATGCTGTTCCTCATAATCGAAAGGTATTTTCATCCATATAACAAATCCATATATTGCACCTGGATGTATATGTAGAGGAAAAAACTCATTTTCTTTTTGTATATTTACCCAGAGTGATGATATCGTATATAAATGTCTTTTTGTGACTCCATATCCCTCTCCCAAATTAGAAAATTCATTTTTGTATTTATTGCATAAAGGTAATAATACATTTTGATATAACCAATTGCCATCATCATACAATCTATAACTATTAGAAATATTTGCATGTGGCATACTTGCATTATGTTCAATATTTTTATATTTGTCTATATAAAACCATAGTTTTTCCATAACTTCATTTGAAAGTTTTGCTTCTAACCATCCAATATTTCTTGGAGTGATGGATTTAATTTCTTCTCTAAACATTTTTAATTCAATCCTGATTGAAATTTTATAAACTCAATTGCATTTTTTATTTGATAAGTTCTATTTTGAATTACCTTAAGAATACTTTCTAAGTAATTTAATATTGTCTCGTAATATTCGACCTTTAAATTAACCTGAGACAATTTTTCGTCAGCGTCCAAATATTTTTGAAGGGTATCTTTATCTCTAATTTTTTTAGGGAAAGGATCTTCCACATAAACTTCTGGATCTGCTTTTCCAGTAAAATACTCATAACGTTCATGATGAATATTTTTTCTTTGTTGTTCTGCTTTCTTTTTTAAAAGAATAGTATTATTGTAAATATCAAAATATTTAGCATGTAAAACTGGAATATTAATTGATTCTATATGCAAATTATCCATGTCAATGTGGGAATCTTTTTCCCACATCTTTTGTATGGTGTCAAGATCAAAACTCATAGTTTATTTCCATTCATATCAGTTATATCGTATACAGTATACTTGAAAGTTACCTCCGCAGTCAAATATTCAATATCAGTATCGGTTGCGTCAAATTGTAAATTAGATATCGAATATGGCCAAAGATCTTTAAATTTTAATTTAAAATTGGGTTTATTTGAACTTGTTAATACATGAAGAGTCCCATCTGAATAGATGTTCATTAACTTTGTATCAGTTGTGTCAACATATTCCTGTTGATTCTGTAAGGCATAGATTTCTTGTAGACTTTCTGGAAATCCGAGTCCACGAATCCAATTCTGAATCTCCATATAATTCTCAAGATTTTCATCAACTAAAAACCTGAGCGTTAAATCATCAAACTCAATCTTATCGCCAGGAGTATCGATGTTCTTAAGATATGATGGTTGCACTGCAATCCCTAAACTAAGGCCAGGAATGTTTGCAGAGTTTGAAAAAAATGCAACCTTAGGCGATCTATTTAATGTAAACTTAAAACCTACGGGAGATAAAAAATTTCTATTTTGTATCTGTGTAGAAAATGCGTTTCCAGTAGCCATTTTTATTTCTATTTAGAATAAAAAAGGGACCCTTTCGGGTCCCCAGTATAACCTTTGTGAAATGGATCACATGAGGTTCTTAACTGCAACGCGACGATAGTAGCGGTTGCTGTTAACACGCAGTCTTCCGAGACCCTGGTTTGTACCTTCAGCGAATGGGTTGGCAACAATTCCGTAACGGGTCTTGAAGCCGATTTTTGGCTGGAAGGAGTTCTCACCAACGGCACGTACCATTTGGAGAGGAACATATGGGCAATAGAAGAGACCAGCGTCATAAGGCGAAGAACCCTTATAACCAACAACGTAGTACTGGTTAGATCCTTGTGCCAGACCGCTGTTATCAGCAGCCAGGTTTGCCGAATATGGGTCAATATATACGCGATACTTACCTTGGATTGTACCAGCAAAGGTGTTGCCGGTATCATCAACGTTCAGGTTAGCGTTGAGTGCAGGGGTGTAATCGAGAACACCAGCCATGGTCAGTGCTGAAGCAACGTCAG